AATGCGTGTAATAACAGTGTGCTTTAATACACGCATTGGCAACAGTGCGTTATGGCTCGGTAGTTCAGTCTGGCAGAACGTTGGTCTCCAAAACCAAATGTCGGAGGTTCAAATCCTTCCCGGGTCGCCAAAAATTTGGGCTGTTGGTATAGTTGGGAACACAGTGGCTTTGCAAGCCTCAGTCCCCGGTTCGAACCCGGGACGGTCCACCAAGTTTTGTAAGTGTCAGCAAGTGAAGTCACGCTGTCTAGGTATGTTCGAACTACCAAAGCAGTAAAAGGCAAATGGGTTCAACTCCCACCCTGCGGGGAACTGCAGGGGTCTGTAAAGGAGACTACGCTGGACGGAGCCCAAGTGATATCCATCGTGCTCGAGGTCAGGCTAGGCGGCCGGTAAGTCCTGAATAAATCTACGATAAACGCGGCGTAGGCTTACAAATTCAATATGGAGATGCCGCCGTAATGGTATGGCAGGAGACTGTAAATCTTCCGACTTAGGTCACAATTGGTTCGATCCCAATCATCTCCACCAAATAACTGTTGACGTGATATCATGTCAACTATATAATAGCATGAAGGAACGTGGGCCGGATGGTAAGGCACGGGATTGCTAATCCCGCGGTGGTGACGAGCCGCTGATAGGGTTCGACTCCCTAACGTTCCGCCAAAGAATATTCCTCAGTAGCACAGCGGTAGTTGCACTTGACTGTTAATCAAGGTGTCGGTGGTTCGATCCCACCCTGAGGAGCCAATTTGCCCCATTAGTATAATGGCATTACACCGGTTTTGTAATCCGGGTACGGGAGTTCGATTCTCTCATGGGGCACCAATCATATCGCTGTCGTTCAATGAACAGGACACCATGCTACGAACGTGGGGATGGAGGTTTGATTCCTTCCAGCGGTACCACAAGGAACATGCGATGAAAATGACCAAAGCAGTTACAATATCATGGATACCCAGCAATGATAGTAGAGCTGTCAATTTGAGCCATCACGCTCGTATACTCAAATTTAATGAAATGTGTTTGGAGAACAAAACCGTACACTACACAGTTACAATCAACAATAGTACTGTGAAAAGATTCTTTGTTGATCAGGCGGCAGTAGATGAGTTTTTAAATTTTTGTAGAGATCTTGAATCAATATATCAAACAAAAATTGACAAAATTGAAATAGAAGATATTTAAAAGGAGAGTCCCATGGACAGTGACAAGAGTGATAAGATTAGTGGGGGTATAACTTAACGGCTAAAGTAGCGGGCTTTTAACCCGTAAATCAGAGTTCGATTCTCTGTGCCCCTACCATATCTAAACACATTACCTACTAGTAGCGGCGTACCCGTGGGGCTAGTAGGAGTCTTGCAAGCTAGTGTGTTTAGATATGGTGACGTTAGTTTAGTGGCAAAACCGCGGGTTGTGATTCCGCTATCATGAGTTCGATCCTCATACGACACCCCAGTAGCAATGCCAGCGAGACTTGGTAGTCAGAGAGGTCTTATACACCTTTTAGCGCCAGATTAGCGTTCTTGAGAAGGTTCGATCCCTTCCGCTGGTACCAAGGTGATATGGCGTAGACGGATGCGCACCGGCTTCATAAGCCGAGGAGGAAGGATCGATACCTTCTATCACCACCAGATAGTTTTGTTCGGGAATAGTGTAATGGTAACACTACAGACTTTGACTCTGTCATTCTAGGTTCGAGCCCTAGTTCCCGTGCCAGTTATTCAAAATATTGTATGTCAAGGTCAAGTGGTTGATCCCAGTTGACCCAGGAGAGATTGCCAGCTTCGCGATCACTTTGAATTTGATCCAGTACTGTGGTTACATCGTACCCTGGTTGACTCAATTCAATAGTGCGATACAATTGTTTTTGTAAGTAAACATCAATGTGCATGAATTATTTAGCCCGTTAGCTCAAAGGTAGAGCACTCGACTGATAATCGAGCGACCCAGGATCGTTACCCGGACAGGCTACCAAATGTCTAGACATTGTGTGAAAAATGTTGTATAATAAGTATTCAACGCGGGGTTCGTATAGTGGTAATACCTTAGCCTTCCAAGCTAAAGCGAGGAGTTCGATTCTCCTACCCCGCTCCACTCAAGGAACAACATGGACTATTGGGGATATCATCTTATTTTAGATTGCAGTGGATGTGATCCAGACCGGATTCGCGACCCTGTGTTGCTAGATCAATGGATTAGAAAACTTGTGGCCGACATAGACATGAAGGCACACGGTGAGCCTGTAATAACTTACAATGGCGAGCAACCGTATCATTCAGGTTATACTGTGGTGCAAGTGATTACAACCTCGAGTATCGTGGCACATTTTATTGATAATCCAGCCAGTTGTTACTTGGATGTGTTTAGTTGCAAACCTTTTGACTTTGAGACTGTGAAGTCTAGTATGAAAGATACGTTTGGTACTCAACGCATGCGACAGTATTATATCACGCGACAAGCGGACTAAGGATAATTTATGGACATGGATCAAGCGGCAGTATTTCTAGCCGGTAGCGTGTTGACAATGCTAGGATTAGTAGTGATTGTGGCTGGCGTCGTGTTGATCAACAACATCATTCATCGTTACTGGAAAAGTTTTGGCTGGAAGTTGTTCCCAGTATACTTGGATCAGCCACAAAGATTTGCCGAACCCCATGAGGTTGACAAATCTGTTGATCCCAAGTTAAGGTAAGTTTTATTCGGAGTGTAGCGCAGTCTGGTAGCGCACCTGGTTTGGGACCAGGGGGTCCAAGGTTCGAATCCTTGTACTCCGACCAATATGTAGCGGTGCCCGAGTGGTCCAAGGGAACGGATTGCAAATCCGTAAAGTCGTGAGTTCAAATCTCACCCGCTACTCCAAGTTTAGAAAAAGTGTGATAAAAACTCATTGACTATGGGCCCAACTGCTAGGGACCTAACGTTATCCAGGACCGCTGAGCGGGCGAGAGCTGCGGCAGACTGCTAGTCACAGTCGAGTCATGTGCCTGGAGGGACAGGAGCTACCCGAAAGGATGTTCCATACCCTTAAACGCAAAGCAGTACTTTTTTTAATTCAATATGGAAGTGTGTCAGAGTCCGGTTTATTGAACTAGTCTTGAAAACTAGCGGCCCAGAAATGGGTCCGTGGGTTCGAATCCCACCGCTTCCACCATATAAGTACAGTAGCAAGGAGACAACCATGGCACAAGTCACAGCAAAAACACCCGCAGAAAAAATGGCGGTATTTCAAAACAAGATTACACTAGAGCGATTAATTTGCGACAACATCTACTACAAACGGGTGTTTGATGACATCACGTGGTTGAGTGTTCGCAAGGAAAATGAACAGCGCAGATTTCTCATTAGAGAAGATGCGCTGACAAGAATAGAATAACGGGTGATTAGCTCAGCGGTAGAGTCGCTGCCTTACACGCAGTTTGTCGGGAGTTCGATCCTCTCATCACCCACCAATCAAGATGCCTCTTTAGCTGATGTGGTCATAGCACCGGACTGAAAATCCGGGGAACCAGGGTCGGAACCTGGAGGAGGCACCATTTCAACTTGACATTATCGTACAGTACATATATAATTGTACAATGTACAAGGAACAACAATGAGTAGAATAGACAAACCAGGATGCTACCCGCTGACTGTCTGGGACAACGAGGTTCCACAGGAACTGATGCAAAAAGTTTATGACTTTCTCATGGACAGCGAATATTGTGTGAACTTTTATGATCAAAGTCACAGCAATTACTATCCAAGAACAAAAACTTATCACATTCCGAGAACACACCCGGCAGCAGTTCGTTTGCCATTGGCCTGGGATGAACAAAGTACAGAGCATCGTGCCAATGTTGCCTGGCAGCTCTGGATGCATTTACAAAAAATACTAAACAACGAATACACAATTCAAGGTGCCAAAGAAGGCATGCCAAACTACATGCTTGGCATCAGTCCGTTGAGCAGTTTTGACAAACCTGATGGCACACCTGGCAAACCCAATTGCGCCTGGCGAGTGTTTGGTGATGGTCAAGAACATGAGCTACGGGCACATACCAAGGCCATTCACAGTGACAGCATTGACATGGATGACGACACGTTGTACACCTTGGTGTATTTTGCCAACCTGGAGTGGTACCCACAATACTATGGTGAGACGCTGTTTCATAGCAATGTGCCAATGAACGGTGACTACACACGAAAGTTTGAGCAGGATCAAAGCCGTGAATTTCCCATTGGCGAAGTAGAAAATGTTGTGGCGCCGAACCCCGGTAGAGTCATGTTGTTTGACAGCAGATATCTGCACCAAATCAAAAGTGTGGCCACTTATTGCCCGGAAAATTTACACGGTCTGGTATTTAGAATCAAGAAGAACGGACCGGGACTACAAAAAGCGGATCAGGTTTAAACTCTTTCACTTGCGGTGCAAGCAAAGGATCAGGAGTAAACTCACGTGCTGTAGTAGCGTAAGTACCTGGCACATACGATTGTGTACCAGACATTTGGTATAGAGCTTGCATGGCTTCTTCAGCTGTAATCATAATCATATTTATTGCCCCGGTGGTGTAATGGTAGCCACGCTGGTCTTAGAAGCCAGTGCCTAGTGCGTGTCGGTTCGAGTCCGACCTGGGGCACCAATGATAACTGTGCCCTTGTGGACAAATTGGTAAAGTCGCCTCTCTCAAACAGAGGAGTATAATATGTCAGTTCGAGTCTGACCAAGGGTACCATTAATAAAACTGTAACAGTTTCCCAGTTAAATAGAAAGCAAATGATGAAAAAACTAGACATCAATCAAGTGGCAGAGTTTATCCGGGCCCAAACACCCGAAACAAAAATCTATCTTGGCTGCGACTCAGAGCGAGTGAAGATTGACGGCAAATGGTACGCTGATTACATCTTGGCCATTGTGGTACACATCAACGGCAACAACGGTTGCAAATTGTTTGGCGAAGTACATCGAGAGCGTGACTGGGATCAGAAGGCCAGTCGTCCCAGTTTGCGTTTGATGACCGAAGTATACAAAGTTAGCGAACTATACTTGAAACTGGAAGAAGTCTTGGATGGTCGAGAGGTCGAAGTTCACTTAGACATCAACCCCGATGAAATGCATGGTTCAAGTTGTGTTATCAGTCAGGCTGTTGGCTACATCAAAGGTGTATGCAATGTTATACCTTTTGTGAAGCCTGAAGCATTTGCAGCCAGCTATGCGGCCGATAGGTTCAAAAGCCTACGTGCGGCTTGATAAGTAATACGGCCCTACCCCCTCTGTACGTTGACCTCTCCAGGATGTTGCGTATACGGTAGGGTTTTCTCTAATGCGGAATTAGTTTAGGGGTAAAACGCGACCTTGCCAAGGTCATGTCACCAGTTCGATTCTGGTATTCCGCTCCAATTGCTCTCATAGTATAAAGGCATTACACTACATTGGTAATGTAGAAACCCAGGATCGTTACCCGGTGAGAGCACCATATTCGGCCTTTAGTTCAATGGATAGAATTCCGGGCTTCGAACCCGGAGATGGGAGTTCGATCCTCTCAGGGCCGGCCAAGCATAAATATCTATAATACCTTTAAGGAGATTGATATGGTTACAACAAGAGTCACATGGGCGTACTCAACCGCAGAGTATACTCAATCAGTTACAGATGAATTAGACGCGAACAACACCACATTAACGGAGGAACTTGATGCAAAGGCCGTGGAGTTGGGCCACCTAGGAGGGTCTGCTCCGGGAACGTTGACAGTTGAGGAAGATATTCCAAATCAGAAAGTTAAGCATATCCGTACAAGACAATGGCCTACCCAAGAGGCTGCAGAACAATGGGTAACATTTGTGTTGTTGAAAGGTGCAGAGTCAGCTGTTGTTGTCGAAGAATGACTTCAGGCATTAAGTTCTACAAAATAAAACTAATAAACAGATTACTAGATCACACTCACCGAGTGCGGAGCCAATTACTAGATGAGCTTGCTACAAATGCAACTGATCCAGTTGTGTTTAATCGAAGACTCAGAATGTTACGCCATGTCAACTCATACGAAAGTCAACTGGTACAAAAAATTCAAGACTTTGACACTGACAATGTTGTAGACCTAGTCGACTTCGACGTTGTTGGCGGCATCAAAAATATTGTACACCGTAGTGCATGAAACCACTGTTATCTGTAATCAATCCCGAATATTTTTACCGCATACTAGACTGGCAACACACACCTTACCAACTGGTAGGTAGTCTTGCCAAGGTCAAAGGATTTGATCATTACAACAACCTAATCGATCTCAATAGTGTGTTCTCTACCTTCCCAGCAGGTGATCCAGTGGATCGCACACAGACTGTGACCGGGCCATTTACATTTGATGTACAACGCCCTTGGCAGCCGCCGCGAGCATTCATGGGCTTTGATCATGTCATTGCACAAAGAGTCGACAACTATACCAAAACACAACAAAGATTAAATCTATGTTGGAGTGGTGGGATTGACTCGACCTGTTTGGTAGCAGGATTCTTAAAAAATACCACACACCTAGATCAATTGCGTGTGTTATACTCCCCATTTAGTGTTTATGAAAATAGAGATTTTTTTGAATATTTGCAACGAAACTATCCTACATTAGAAATGTTAGACATCAGCGGTGATGTGTATTTAGAAACAGTATTTGATGGCATCATGATCAATGGCCATGGTGGTGACGAGTTCACCGCCAGTCTCGATGAAAGCTTCTTTGATGCAGTAGGCTACCATGCCCTGCACAAGCCGTGGCAGAGTTTAATAACTAATCCGGCACTCCAAGAATTTTGCACAGAATACTTTGCACTGTCACAACGTCCTATTGATACTGTGTTAGAAGCACGATGGTGGTTCTATGCGGCAACCAAAAGCCAGGTATTTTGCCCACGTGACAGTGTATTCACAACAACCGCCAGTACCAGTGCGTTTTTTAACTGCCAAGGTTTTGAAGATTATATGTGGCACAACACGGATCAAGTCATAGCCAACGAGAACTATGCATCTTACAAACAGTTTATAAAACAATACATACACCGTTTTTATCCCAATGACGACTATCTCAAACTTGCTAGAAAAGTAAACAGCCCACAGTTCATATGGTATACACGCAAGAAGACAGAACTACTGGGACGACAATGGATTGCATATCTGAGTGATGGAACTGTTATACGCACCCCCAATTTGCCGTTATTCAGCAAACGTGAATTTGAAAGCACCTACGGAGACAGCCTTGAGTATCTATTCAAACATCCTTGATGGCAAACCTCCTTATGTTCGAACAGCCGTGTTGGAAATAGAATTTGCTGGCACAGCTGACGACCCTGCAATGGAGGTATCTATTGTGGTTGACAACAAAGTAATGCTGACAAAAACATTATCAACTGACATTACCAAATTTGAATGTCATATTTCTGACAGCCACGAAATCGAACAACACGAGTTCCGTATTGAGTTGTGTGGTGATCCCACTGGTTCCATGCTACACATACACAATATCCGAATAGAAGGTCTTGACATGAGACTTACAATGGAAGATTCAGGTGAATGCCAGCTCGATGGTGAACCTGCGGTGCCATCTGAGTATATGGGCCAAGTAGGTTACCAAAGCCTAAAGTTCACCACACCAATCTATCCTTGGCTTTTGGCCAACGAGCGTAAAGATACTTACTATTATCCTCATTAAAAAATCAATTGCAAAATGCCTTGACTTAGCCATCTACTATGCTATATAATAGTGAATCAGTATAAACACTGAGATTCATTTTTAACATAGGAGAAATAAATGAAAACTGTAGGCGATAAACTAGAAGCATTTGCTGTAACCGGCGTGAACCCAGGTAAAGACGATTTCTTTACTATCACAGATAAAAGTTTTGAAGGCAAGTGGAAAGTGATTGTATACTACCCCAAGGATTTCACATTTGTTTGCCCAACTGAAATTGTGGCATACGATAAACTGTTCCAGGACTTTGCTGACCGTGACGCAGTATTGCTCACAGGTTCAACAGACAATGAGTTCTGCAAACTGGCATGGCAACGCAGCCACGAAGACTTGAGCAAGATCAAGCACATTCAGTTTGCTGACACACAACGTTGGAATTCAGAGTCTGGTGAAAATCTAAGTCTTATTGAGCAACTGGGCGTATTCTATGTACCAGCAGGTGCTGCCCTTCGTGCCACATTCATTGTTGACCCCAACAATGAAATCCAGCATGTGACTGTGAACAACTTAAATGTTGGTCGTAACCCAGAAGAAACACTTCGTGTGTTGGACGCATTACAAACTGGCGAACTGTGTGCATGTAACCGTACAGTAGGCGGAGAGACACTGTAATGTTAGAAACTATATGCGACACACTTGTTGAAGCATATAGACGCAACTGGATTACCAGTCGTGATGGCAATGTGTCAATTCGTCATCACGACCGTGATCACTTTTATATCACACCCAGTGGCGTCCGTAAGCAGACCATGCAACCAGATCAGTTCAAGAAGATCAAGTTGGTAGATGTCATCAGTGCTGTTCCGCCTTTTTTAGAAAAAGGCTGGGAAGAAGAGTACTACACAGACATCAGCACTAATCTTCGACCCAGTGGTGAGATTCCACTACATTTTGGCCTACAGCGAGCAATGGGTCAGCACAGCAACGATGTTAGGGTAGTGGTTCATCTGCATCCTACATATTGCATTGCAGCCATGCACGCCGGTATTGACCTCAACACAATTAGCGATGCGTTCCCAGAACTTAATCGTTATACTCGGGTCGCACCCAACGTAGGTGATGTTGCTCCTATCAGTCAAGAGCTTGCCGATCGGTGTCACGAGAACTTGCAGTTAGATGACTATGGCAATATTGCTTACGACATTGTGGGTATCAAAGGACATGGCGTAGTAGCCATTGACACCAGCCCGTGGAGGGCGTTTGAACATATTGAACGATTAGAACACATTTGTCAAATCGTATTAGCATCAGGGAAATATTAAAATGAGTTTTATTGAATCAGTAAAAGGTGCGTTACCAGATTACGCAAAAGATACAAAATTAAATCTGGATGCTGTTCTTTTGCGTAGTACATTAGATGCGGATGTGGCCATGGGTTGTGCTGTGGCTGCACTGGCCGCAACTGGCAACGGTAAAGTGTTGAGTATCTTGTTAGCAGACGCTCCTGTTCATGCAGAGTCAGCAATGACCGCCGCGAGCATTATGGCACAGAACAATGTATGGTATCCCTACGTTGAGATGGCTGATGATCCTGCACTAAAAGGACTGCCAGCAGGTTTACGTATGAACGCTATTGCGTCACACGGTGGTACTACCAAAGCCAACTTCGAAGCATTCAGTTTGGCTGCCTCAATTGTGGGCAAGTGCCATTTTTGTGTGAAAGCACACTATGAGACGTTGAAGATGGAACAAGGTTACTCTGTAGAACAACTTCGTGACATCGGACGTATTGCTTCGGTAATGAATTCGGTTGCAAAAGTCCTAAACAGTTGACCTAGAGGACGAAACCTGTTATACTAAGTTTCGTCCTACTTAAATAACTGTATGAGCAACGATCTAGCCAAATTTATAAACTCAAAACGACGTCATAAAACAGATGTGGCGATATCAAGACAAGTCAAAATTGCCAAAGCACATGGCTTGACCAATCGAGACAAAGCAGTAAAAGAGCCACATCGACTGGCCAAACATCATGCCATGGATTGTGGCAATCCACATTGCTACCTATGTGGCAACCCGCGCAAGACACACAAAGACAAACTCACAGCACAAGAAAAGCGATTGTTCCAAGACGTGGAAGTAATTCGCGACACACATTCAAATGGTTTAACAACAAAGGAAGATGATGAATAATTTACAAACTCGACAAGATCAGCTTGCATACGAAGCAACGCTAGGACTCAGCAATGAAGCCGCAGTTGCCGCAGTAGAGAATCGATATGACCTAGTTCTAATCGGTGCTCGTCGTGCTAGAGAACTAGGTCGAGGAGACCGCCCACGGATCGATGGTCCCAAGCACAGTGCAGTGGTCACAGCTCTCAAAGAGATTGAGCTTGGACTTGTTGGTCGTGAGTATTTGTACAAGAAATTGGACATTGAACCCCGTCGTCGTTACAAGGACCATGGCGGATTCTGATCAGCCAAACAGTGCCAAGGGTCGAGACAGTTTTGATATCACTACTGGCAACACCCTGGTACACTTCTTTAATCGGAACATAACTCCTTATGCTACCAGCACCCTAGGTCCTACATTTGATCTAGTTCCGGTTGAGAAACAAAAGGATCTCATGATCAATCATGCTAGGATGTATGCCCAGCAAGAGTATGATCGCATCATGGAACTGGTCTCAGTACTAGAAAAACAAGCACAAGACATTCGTCGTAGACTTGATGTTACTGATGCAGTATATGCCGCAGAATATAATTTTCAGATTGTGATGGGCCACTGCTATTGGTTGGTATGGCACAAGCGACACGGCAAAAACTTGTTGGTACTCACCGGCCCCAATGACTGGAACACAGGTGTGCCCGAGGATTATGAATACTTGATGCAGGTCAAATACATGGGCGATCATACCTGGCAAGAAGTAGTACCTTAGTAGTACTTGACCAAAATTGCCCTTTGTGCTATAATTACATATTAAACGGAGAGCCAAATGCCCTGGATTGAAAACGTAGCCGCCGCTGATGTGCCCATGAGGTATCATCACAATGCCGGTCCTAATAGCATGCTGATCCAAATCATGGATCCTGCATCTAGTTGGTGGCCAGAGCCTGCGCACGATTTTAAAGAAACTCATCGCTTTGAATTCTTGGATGCCGAAGACAAAGACGGTTTCCCAGACGAAGCAAAGATTTCAGACGAGCAAGCCGCAGAAATTGTGCGATTATTGCAACATGCATTGAAGAAGCGCATGAATGTGGTTGTGCATTGCATGGCAGGCTTGTGCCGTTCAGGTGCAGTGGCCGAGGTTGGTATTATGATGGGATTTAAAGACACTGAAAAGACTCGTATCCCTAATATGCGTGTCAAGCATCGGTTGATGAAACAACTGGGCTGGACATACGACGAAAACGAAAAGCCAGACGACGAAGCCTGGCGTAACATGAATATAAACTTTTAAGAAAGGAGCACAAGATGCCAGCAGTATTTTTAGTCAGTGATACGCACTTTGGTCATGCTGGTGTCTGTCGCTTCACGCACCCTGATGATGACACAGTAAAATTGCGTCCGTGGGATGATCCTGATGAGATGGACGAGGAAATGATTCAACGCTGGAACGACACCGTTCGGCCCAGTGACAAGGTGTACCACTTGGGTGACGTTGTTATCAACCGCAAGGCCTTGAAAACATTGGCCAGGTTGAACGGAGACAAAGTATTGATCCGTGGCAACCACGACATCTTCCGTGATGACGAGTACAGAGAATACTTTCGCGAATTACGTGCATACCATGTGATGAACGGAATGATCTTGAGTCATATTCCCGTGCATGAAGCTTCGTTGGGTCGCTTTGGTGTTAACATTCACGGACATTTGCATGCCAGTAGAGTAAAGAAGGCACGTGGTGTAGACGCCAAGACCGGAACTGTATTGTACGGGACCGAGATTGATCCACGCTATCATTGCGTGTGTGTGGAACAAACTGACTTCACACCTATCTTGTTTGAAGACGTGATCAAACGCATCGAAGCAGAAGGTGGTACTGTTGGGTTTAAAAACGGCAACGGACCCACAATGTAACTGTGGAAAATAAAAACGCAAGGTGTAACTGTATTAAATATAGTTCAAGACCACAATAGAATTATTCTATTGTGGTCTCAATCATTTATTGAAAAAAACATTAAATCATATGAAAAAAATTATACTTATAGTTGTCGGTATACTTTTGACAACAACAGCTTTTGCCAACGATATTCGAATTGTTATTCCATTCGGTCCCGGTGGACAAACTGATCGTGTGGCAAGAATGGTACAACGAGATCTCAAAGAGATCGGCGGTAAAAATTCCATTGTTGAATACAAGCCTGGTGGTAATGGAGAGATTGCCGCCAACTACGTAGCACAAGTTAGCAAAACAAATACGGTGTTTATGGTCATTGGTACATCTATGGGCTTTGCGGCAAAACCGCAATCAGCAGAAAGCCCGGAGATGGAGGCAGTAGCAGATATTGGCAAAGCATCTTTGCTTATTGTGGCTCCTGCAAATGGTAAACTTACTCGATTCCAAGATCTTATTTCAGCAGATAAAGACCAAGTGTTCAACTATTCAAATGCCGGTCGTGCAAGCCTAAGCTATCTAGCAGGAGAAAGTTTAACGCAAAGCATGAATAAAAATTTTGTTGGCGTCCCTTATCCTGGCTCACCCAAGATGTTGATTGACTTGATTGCTGGGCGCCTGGACTTTGCTATTTTGCAAGAACATGAACTTATGCCATATATTGAAAAGCAACAATTGATCCCCCTTGCTACGTTAGGTGATTCTCGTTTGGCCGAGTTTCCCACTGTTCCCACGGTCAAAGAATTTAATATTCGCGATGGGGTAGTATATGCTCACTATATGATCATTGGACCACGCTCTAACTCAAGAGCCGACGTTGAACTTGTGCAATCTGTCATGACTCGCAGCCTCAATGATCCAGTAACTAGTCAGCCGTACCGACAAGAAAAATTAAGATTTACAACGGGCAACAAAGCACTAGACACAAATTGGTGGCAACGAGAAGTTTCTAGGATGCGTGACCTTATGTCCCGGGCAAAAATTAAATCTGAATAATGTAATACTTTAGTACTACAAAAGCCCTGCAGTTTTGCGGGGCTTTTTTTTGACTTGACCAAATATTCAAGATCGGTTATAATAGTAACATGAAATTAGAAATCAATGAAATACTACAGTGGACCGGAGCCGTGTTTATCATAGCAGGGCACAGTCTCAACGCCGTGGGCCCTGCGGCCTACCCTTACAACATTCTTGCATTTTTTGTAGGCACTGTCCTGTTCATGGCCTGGTCAATCCGTGTTGCAAATAAGCCACAGTTGTTGGTGAACATTGTTGCACTGGCAATTGGGCTTACAGGACTAGTCAAAGCATTTGGTTGACCAATAATTCCCAATTTGCTATAATATACACATAGACACACAAAAGGAGCCAGCAATGTACCAAGAACTCAACGAAAGCCAAAAACGCGACATTCGCATGTATGGTTGCACTGAAGCCCAGATGCGCGAAGCAGTTGAAGAAAGCATCACGTTTCGCTTTTCAGGTCCGGCTATGATGGCGGCCAGCCTCCTGAGCGACTGCCAAGAGATGGTGAGTTATGGCCCTTACGACGGCGACACCCTGGCCAACATCATGGAAGATCAACGCCAGACGTTGAATCGTGCCAAGTGGATTTTGTTTGAATATTGCATGAAGGAGACAGCATGAGCCGCATGAGCGAACTTGACCTAGACATTGAGTACTTGCTGAAGGAAGGCCGGTCTCCCATGGACGTGGCCCGAGAACTGGAGATCCCAGTTAGTTGGGTTTACGAAAAGCCCGAGGCAGTTGAAGAACCTGAAGAAGTTCTTAGCCCTTTTGCTACAATTAACAGTTGACCACTAAATCAACTTCTGCTATACTATAGACTTATTAACTTGAAAGGCACAGCCCATGTCAGATTCCCGCACCGTTACCGCGCTTCAAGCAAAAAAATCTTTGCTCAAAGCATTCCAAGTCAAGCGTCCTTTGTTCCTGTGGGGTCCTCCCGGCATTGGCAAGAGTGAGCTGGTTGAAGGCATTGCAAACGACCTTGGCGGTCTCATGATTGACCTGCGCCTGGGTCAGATGGAACCCACAGACATCCGTGGTATCCCGTTCTACAACAAGGACATTGGCAAGATGGATTGGGCTCCTCCTGTGGAACTGCCCGATGAAGAAACTGCCGCACAATATCCCATTGTAGTGTTGTTCTTGGACGAACTTAACTCAGCCGCACCCTCTGTCCAGAGTGCCGCTTATCAGTTGATTTTGAATCGACGCATCGGCAAGTATGTGCTACCGGACAATGTTGTAATGGTTGCCGCAGGTAACCGCGAAAGCGACAAAGGCGTTACCTATCGCATGCCCACACCGTTGGCAAATCGTTTCATCCACCAAGAGATGAAAGTGGACTTTTCTTCATGGCAAGAGTGGGCAGTTAACAACCGTATCCACAAGGACGTGGTTGGTTACTTGAGTTTTGCCAAGCAGGACCTGTACGACTTTGATGCCAAGAGTGCCAGCCG